CCCCCGCCGCCTTCAGGTTAGTCTTGCGCTGGGTTTCACCCGCATCGCTAGTCTGTTTTGCCTTAATGCCACGTAACTGTTTATAAGTAGTAAGTAATTCGTTTGCACTATCGTAGTCAAACTCACCATCAGCCTTGGCAAACAGATTTATGCGAACAGGTGAAGATTTCACCCAATTTGCAAAGTCTGGGTCTGAAGCAACCTGACCATAGTCGGGATGTTCTTGCGTTAACTTTTGCTGAATCTGCATCCTTTTGAAGTCGTGAGCCGCTTGGCGACCCGCTACTACATCGGGGTGGTTATCGACAGTCTGACGAATTGCCTCTTTTGGATTCTCAAAGAAGTCTACTTCTGGTGCTTCCTCTTTAATAGGTTGCTTGTTAGAACTGAGGTTCTGCTTTATGAGTTCATCTGCTAGTTTGCGAATTTCGCCTACTTCTTTCCCCTGACGATCAATTAACTTATTAGCCTCTTGATGCATCTTGATAACATCTTCTAGACTTTTATCCCGATAGAAATTGGGAACGTCCGAAAGTTGCTCAGTTTCAGGGAGTCTTTCTTGCTGTTGTTCTTCAACTACGTCTAACTCACTTGGCGACTCATCTTCATTATCAATCAACATATTTTTCCTTTTCCTGCGTGTTTATCGTTCTCAGGACATTTAACTTGCACTTTTTACAAGTTGTTGCTTTGCTCCCACTTCAGTCTATCTAGGTGTTTTTTCTCGAACTTCCCATGCTCTGACGGGAAAGAACCAGACCACCCTTCCAATTTGAAGTTAGGTGCGCTTAGAGTTCGGTTGGCTGTTGCTCCGCACTCACACTTAAAACCTGTTGTCTCATAATCAACAAGTCTCTCAGTTTTATGCCCGTTTTCACAGGCAAAATCAAATAGTCTTTTCATTCAATTCCTCATACGCTCTTTCGCTGACCTCTTTCAAGGTTCTCAGCCAAGTGAGTATTGACAATTCACCCTTTTTGAAGTGTAAAGACGCTTCATCAGGGATTGTACTGATATTGTTCAACGAATTTATCATTGTGTCAATATCTTCCATTAAATCCTTCCAACCCTCTGTTGCCATAGTGTCAAAGCGGGCTTCATAGTACTTTTGCAGTTCAGGAGTCATGGATTCAATCTTTTGTAGGTTGTCTTTTAGTCTTTTTTTGGCATATGCCATAAAGATTTCTGCTTGTTGCTCATCAACAGTCTTGGGCATCTTCAAACCCAGCCTGATTCTTCAAATCCGCATAAAGGCTTTCCATTAAGTTACCTGTTGGCGTTGCACAGTAAAAGGCGTGTTTCGCTACTTCTTGTGCATTGGCTTGCCTAGCATCTGCACTTGCAGAAACAGATACCTGATATTGGCATTGGTCTTTGTTTGCATGAATATTGGTTATTCGTGCGTATGCTTCCGTAAAAGGAACACCAACATTACTTGTGGAAATAGAGATTTTAAGTGCCATTAGAAAGTTACCTCAGTTGATTCAATTCTGCTAACCCATCTGATAGTGGTTGCCGCCGCCCCTGTCACAGTAACGGCTATACCACCATTTGTTGTATCTGCGGTAATTGCTAATACCCAAGTAGACGCCAAAGCATCTTGTGCTATTACAGTAGGAGTGACTGCGGCAACCAATGTAGTAGATGCGGCATTTGCACCCCTTTTAATTACGCCTTCAAACTTCCAGCCTGATGTAGTGCTGCCACCTGTTACGTTAGCAATGCAAGTTCCTTGAAATACATAGGCAGAGTTGTTTGGCAAAATTACTTGGTTAGTTGTGTCTGCTGAGAATGTGTCACTTGCAAGCCTTGTTGCAGTTGCATTTGTTGTTTGTCTTCCCAATATTAATAATGCAGTTTGAGAAGCGCCAACAGTAAAAGCAACAGGTGAATTACTTGCTGGAAAAACTGTCTTGCCAATAATAGACCTTGCTGTTCCTCTTACACCACCAGCAACCACGGAGTAATTGCCACTTGCTGTATTTTGATCTCCCCCAACAACGACAGCGTATGTACCACCTGCTGTGTTACTACTTCCAGCAATAACCGCAGATTGAGTACCGCTTGCACTATTACTATTTCCACCAATAATTGCAGAACTAGCCCCATTTACAGTATTACTAGAACCGCCACCTACAAAAGAACTGCCACCATTTCCTGTATTACTAGAGCCGCCAATAAATCCCATTCCAGTATTAGCCGCAGTATTTGATACACCACCACCTATAAAAGAACTACTAAATTGTGTGTTGTTGTTAAAACCACCTAATATTACAGATTGAAAATTTCTCGCCCCTTTTGGTGATTGATTTAATGTTATCCAACCACTTGCAAAAGAGCCAACACCTGTTCCAAAACTTATAAAGTTTTTAGAGTAAATTAGATCTAATGTATGTCCTTGTCCTACTGTATAAATATAATTGTTTGTTCCACCATCATTTGTATCTGATGAAAAAATTTGCACAATTTGTGCATTAGTACCATAGTGTTGATTTATGATTTTTATTTGTTTTCCTTCGATTGGTGCAGTAGGAAGATATAAATAAATAACAGTTGTATTGCTACCTGTTCTAATATATTGAATAGGCGCACAATCATCTGTTAATGAAATACTTGTTTGTCCAGTATAGGCTCTAAAAAAATCCCAAACCTGTATTGCAGGTGTGTTTTCGGATGCAAAACCCGTAAACATTAGTAATCTCCACCAACAGCAGTTAAATGGAATCCAGCCGCTACTACTGTTCCAAATGTGGCGTAAATACGATAACCCGCAGGTAAACTAATGTTTAATGGCAAAATAACATCTGGCAGTTCAGCAATCTCAGATACTGTTGTTGCTGATAAAGTTCTTTCAAGATACAAAGCATTATTAGCCGCAGTAGTAGTAGCAGAACCATTATTTATCCATATACGAATAACTGTGGCTACGTTTGTTCCCAATGGTCTTGCTTTTATAAAATCAATCCTTGAACCATCTACTGCTTTGCCTGTAAATATTGGTCCGTAATTTGTTCCGCTACTTAAATCTTTGGTTGTGTTAGCGGTAAGGCCAGGAGTACCCGATGTAGCCGCCGCACCACTTACCCAACTATTTACTGGCGTTAGTGGAAAGATTGGGTTTGTATTTTGTGCCATTTAAAAGCCTCCGATTGACCAAGATTGCAGTTTAGGAATTGGTGATGAAGTACCGCCACCACCAGATGAGGCGATAGTGATACCGCCTGCTGAATTTGTAATTGTGATGTTGCTACCAGCAGTCAAAGTGGCATAAGAAAAATCTGTACCATTGCCAATCAATAACTGACCATTAGTAGGGGTAGACGCAAGAGCAATTGCCAATGTGCCACTTGTCGTTATTGGTGAACCAGTAACAGACAAGAATGATGGGACAGTTGCCGCTACGCTAGTTACAGTTCCACTTCCACCGCCACTAGGTGTTGCCCACGAACCATCACCACGCCAAAAAGTAGATGCTGATGCTGATGTACCGCTATTTAAGTTGGTTACAGGCAAATTACCAGTTACTTGTGTTGCAAGATCAACATTTGATAACGTGCCACCAAGAGTTAAATTACCACTTGTTGTAACTGTGCCTGTTAATGTGATTCCGTTGACTGTTCCTGTTCCACCAACACTTGTAACAGTTCCGCTACCTTTGTTGTTAAACGTAGTCCAATCAGCAGAACTTAATGCGCCACGATTAGTTGCAGATGCGGTAGGTACATTTAAAGTGATTACTGGAGTTGTAGTTCCATTAGCCACAGTAGAACCTAAATCAGTCCCTGTTGTGCCTAATGTAAGTGCCGCAACGCTTGTTACAGTACCAGTTGTCGAATCATTGGAAGTAATCGTAAAGTTAGGATATGTTCCAGTAATACTAGTCGTACCCGCACCTGTTAAAGAAACAGTCTGATCTGGTGCAGAATTGGTAATTGTAAAGTTAGGATACGTGCCACTTGTGCTAATTCCTGTTCCCGCAGTTAAGGCAACTGTTTGGTCAGGTGCGCTATTGGTGATTGTGAAGTTAGGATAGGTTCCTGATGTACTAATGCCCGTACTTGCAGTCAATACTACCGTCTGATCTGGTGCAGTATTGGTAATATTTAAAGTACCAGATGTAGTAATTGGACTACCAGTAATACTGATGCCTGTTCCAGCAGTAGCGGCAACACTTGTTACTGTGCCAGAACCGCCACTTGCGTTAATTGTTTGATTAGGCCAAGTGCCTGTGATACTTGTAATGTTTGTGCCAGCCACTAAACTAGGTGTTGCTGTACCTGTTCCACCATTAGCAACCGCAACAATCCCTGTCACATTAGATGCTGTACCAGTAGTATTTTGGTTTAAAGTTGGAAATGAAGTTAATCCTGCGGCACTACCATTAAAAGTAGTAGCAGTCATAGTACCAGCCGCTACTGTATCTCCTGTGCCATCAACACTAAATTGAACTTGCCCACCTCTAGCGCCTATTACAAAATATCTAACTTCGGCTGATGGAGAATCTGAAAGTCTACCTCTTTCAATAAAAATTCCATTTGTGTTAGTTAAGGTTGTATTATTTTGATTACTATAAACAACTGTTTGGTTATATGTACCAGTATTAGAATTTCCCTGAAAACTTATTGGCGAAGTTGATGTTGATGTAACAGCACCTGTCAAAGATAGTGTGGTCACACTAGATAAAGAACCCGATACATTTGCAGAGCCGTTAAAGTTTTGACCCCACAATGTGCGTGTATTTGTTAGAGTTTCGGCGCTTCCTGTTGTGTTTTGATTCAATGTAGGAATGTCTGCCGCAACAACTGCTCTAAATGTTGGTACTCCAGAAACCCCATTAGGTGCGCCTAAAACAAAGTTAGCAGTCTTACTTGCGTAAGGGTTCTGAGTATCACCATATCCAGATGCTAGGCTAATTGCAGGGGTCGCTCCTCCACTAGACACTACTGGAGAAGTTCCTGTAACAGCAGTAACTGTTCCGCTATTTGTTGCGGCAATACTTATTGAACCACCACCATTTGTAATTGCTATACCAGAGCCAGCAGTTAATGTTGTCTTTGTTAATGTATTACCTGTTGTATTTCCAATCAGTAATTGACCATCTGTATAACTTGTTTGTCCTGTGCCGCCATTGTCAACATCAAGAGTACCAGCCAAAGTGATAGTGCCAGTTGTTGTAATTGGGCTACCAGTAACAGTCAATCCTGTTGTACCACCTGATAAAGCAACGCTTGTTACAGTTCCTGTTCCTGCGCTAACATTGACAGTTACATCGTCCCCAGAATTGGTAGCAGTAACAGTCGCACCAACAAAATTGATTTTCTTAACACCACTTGTGATGCTTGTGCCTTCGTCTAGGATAGCAACCGCCCCATTGGTGGACATGGTGCTAATGACTTTGATCTTCTCTGCTAAGTCAGGAGCAACCACTTCACCCACATTGATCTCTTGACCAGTAGACAGGGTAATAACTAACGAGCCATCAAAATCAATCTGAGCATTTGAGACAGAAACACCATCTTTACCGTCTATCCCGTCTTTTCCGTCTACTCCATTTTGCCCATTCTTGCCATCTATGCCTTGGCGACCATCTGCACCCTTGTCACCCTTGTCACCCTTGTCACCCTTCTCAGGAACAATCGACTTGGCAACCTCTAGTTGTGCAGTAACCTTGTTTTCCATCACTTTGATGGCTTCAACTATTAGGTCTACATTGTCTTGAACGGCAGTTTCCTCTTGCTGGCGCAAAGCCACCAAGGTTTCTTCCATCTTATTGATGGCTTCTAACTTTTCATCAAAAGACGAGTCTGTTGACTCAATGCTTTGGATAAGTTCCTTGATATTAGCCATTCTTTAGACCATCTGTAAGTTTGGTAAGGAAATCTTGCTTAACTTGTGACTGAGCATTTAACTTATCAGCCATCTGTAACTCGACAATCTTGCTCTTATTCTTGATGTCAGCCTCTTTGAGCATCAAATCAGCAATCTTGACTCGCTTATCGAACTCCCTTTGGTTGGCATCAGCCTCATTGGGTAGATTCTTAGTCAAAGATGCACTCATCTTGGCTTGCACTTCTTGTGGCATTAACTGAGCCTCAACAGACAACTTGGTTGCCTCTGCACGATTCTGTTCTGCCTGAGTAGTATTGACCGCAATCTGTGCTTGAGCCGCTTGCATAGCCAATTGTTGTTGCATTTGTTGCATTTGTTGGGCTTGTGGGTCAGGTTTACTCATCTCATCCAACATTGCAATCAGTTCCATCCTGTTAGACAGACTTGAATTAGCCAAAATGCCTTTCAGAATCACAGGCAAGACAGGAGTATTCGGCCCCAGAGTCTGCAACAAGCCAATGAACTGCTGTTGCTCGTACTCTCTAGCAATAATGCCAAGCGTTGCAGTAGGTATGAAGTTCATATCCACAGAGGGATAACGCTCTGGGTCAAACTGCATGAACCTGAAAGCCGCCTTCTTGATGAATGGGATCAAGAAATCCTCTTGGAAGTTCACCAAAGTGCGTTTGTACTTCTTGATGATAGAAGCAACAGCCATAGACATACCGCCTTGACCACCATCTCTAGCAACATTGCTAATCATGCCTTGGGAATCCAATGTTCCCGTTGCTTGTAACAACATACGCTCAAAGTCTTTAGCCGTAGCCAAGTTGTTGGGATCAGTTGCTCCGAACTTGAAGGGGTAAAGAATCTCTGAAGGTGCGCCATTGGTAAGGATTGCCTTGCCAGGCTTTACCTCAAACTTCATTCCTCTTGGCAAACGAGTAGCATCCATAGCAATCATGGGGCTAGTAGTCAGCGCAAGGGAGTCTAGGTGGCTACGAGTCTGTGCGTCAATAGCCTTTTGCATATTGAACGCTTTTTCTACTGTGCCTCTACCTAACAATCTGTTTGGTACTGTGTCATCTTGATAGGTTAGAACTGGCCTGTCCTTCATCATGTAGGGATTGGCTTCAGCCTTTAGCAGTTGACCATCGTTCGCAATCACTACAATGGCTTCTACTAGGTCAGAGTATTCTTCTGCCTCAGAGTTATCTGGGAAAAGGTCAACAATGTCTTTGTTTTCTTCTAGATTCTCTAGGTATTCCCGTGGCACTAAGCCATAGTAGGTCAACAACAAGACTTTCTCATCTTGGTATTGGCTTACCTCTTGGGTAGGCTCTAGGTCAGAGTCATCTCCAGTAGTGGTAATGTTTACCTTGCGATAGATGCCAGCCTCGATGCCTTGGACAACCTTGTGGATAGAGACATACTTCTCAATCGCCACACCCATACAGTCGCTAACCGAAACACCATTGGGGTCAAACAAGAAATTTTTTGGATTTACAGGAGAAATCTTAACAGAAATTCTTTCTCTCTCCAACACTCCAATAGCCGCTTGCCCCATCTGGTTAGGGATTGGCTGAGTAGAAGGGACATACTCTGTCTCAGTCATAACCACAACTTCACCTATGCCTGTGCCGTAGATTTCAGCCATCAATTCAATCTGATCGATTGCTTTCCTGATCTTGTCTTTCTTGAAGTCTTCTGTGAGTTGACGCTTAATCATCTCCACATCTATGGGGTTGCCATTGACATCTTGAATATTGTCTTCAATGTCAAAGAAGTCGCCCTGACCAAAGATTGCTTCCATGATCTCAGCATGGCGAGTCTCTACTGCTTGTTGAGTAGCAGGGGTAACAATACGGCTACGCTCTGATTCACGGGTTTTGTCTTCTACCGCCCACTCACCACGGAAGATGCGCTCGTACTCTAGCCAATAGGGAAGGAAGTTAGTATCTCTGTAATCACGCCAACGATCACAATGGTCAACAACAAAGGCAGTTAAGTCCTTGTCAGCCTGTGTAGGCTCATCGTAACTACCCTGATCTTCGATCTTTACTTCTTTGTCTGTTGCCATTTGTTGTCCTCACACACCGCTAATTATGTCTACAGGCTCCCACTCAT